GGAAAGTGAATTTGGCAAGGCGGATTATAGCTATTTCGAGGATGCTTATATCGTCACTGCAAGTGTTGACTACTACATTGACTCCACCCTCTACCTACTTGCGGATTCTTTGGATAGCGCAGGTTTTGGACATTTGGCCGATTGGTGCGACGAACAGGCAGACACATTCTAAACCACAACGATATGGAAGTAGTTTACGACATTAACGAAGACCAAGAAGTAGTGGAAAATGTAGTTTGGGATTACGGCATTACACCCTTGGATATTTATATGGTGAAGCGTTACCCCTTTGAAACTATTGCCCACGTTGCCGAACAAGATGCAGACCGATTTGAGGAAGCACTTGATGAATATGGCATTGGGTGGCGATACACAAAATAAACCACAACGACATGTACACTTTGAAAGAATTGAAAAAGGAAATTGAACGTGCTGCCCAAAATGGAGACGACATGGGGTACGATGTTTCCTTTGCAGATGAATTGTTAAGCGTTGACTACATCCATGAACTAAAGGAAGTTTTGGACGAAGCCGACAGTTATGACTTGGACGACTTGAGTAGCTACGCCACAAACACCCTGTTTGACATGCTTGCCCAAACATTTGGGGAACGCTACATCTAACCACAACGATATGGAATTTGATTTGGTCTCACGATACCACGGTGGTTACGAGAACGGCTATGGAGACCGTGAGTTTTACGAAGAACACGGTTTTCATGTCAGGTCGTTTGATATTGAAGTCAACGGCAATGTGTTCAATGAAATTGAAACTACCGACTACGAAGAATTGGTGTTTGATGGGATGCCTAACCTTGACGGCAACTTGTCACGCAACGACGAAAAAATGGTAACGGCATACCTCGTCGACGAAGGTTTCGTGGACGAGGGTATGGTATGGTCGGGAATGATTTACTAAACCACAACGATATGGCATTTGCAATCGACGTAAACAACGAAGACTTGGACGAGGTGTTGGACATTCTTGCCGACATGGGGTACGAGGAAAACGTGTGGGAGTATTGGCAAGAGAACGCCTATTATAGTACAATTAGGTTTTACAAATTAGGCGAGCGACAAATTGAGTATATCATTGACCGCTTGCTTAACAAGTATTTTATTGGCGTGAAGCCGACATTCATGCCTCCCTACTAAACCACAACGATATGATTGAAGCAAACGTATTTGTAGAGCGCGCAAGCAAGGCCGATGTTATCAATGCCGTTTCACTTATTCTTACATTGATGGACTTGCCCGAGGACACAATTCTTGACATTCAGTCAAAGGCAGGGGGTGTTGAAATGGACGTGGAGTTTCCAAGCACATTAGACTACGAGCAATTTGTGTTTGACCTTGAGGACATTATGGGGTCAAGCGTCACGACCTTTATGTATTAAACCACAACGGTGACCAAAACACCTTTACATTATAGAGTATGAAGGCACAAGATGTAATCGTTTGGGTTCGGGTCTATGGCTATGAAGGCAATGACCAAGACATCCAGTTTAAGCCCTTGACCTACAACTCATTTGATGAGTGGCAAGACAAGTGGAAAGAAACGATGGAGGCGTTGGACATGGCCGACTTCGAGTACGTCGATTGGGACTACGTTCAGTCTGAGTCGGATGCCTCTATGCTTATGCAAGATGAGGCCACTTGGGACGCATGGACGTACTACATCGAGGAATACGGTGACCTAGGCACTGGCTTTTTCGACGCGGCTATGACTCACTTTGAAGGCGAAATGTCTGAGTTTGACGACTGGTTGCAAGACGCATATCAAGGTGAGTGGGACTCCATGCTCGACTTTGCCTACGACCTCATTGATAGTTCGTATGGCAACGACATTCCTGAAGACCTAGCCGAAAGGTACTTTGACTACGACGCATTCGGATTCGCCCTTCATGCCAACGGTGACCTTAACGCCCTTATCATGGACGACTGGGAAGACCGTTACGAAACTGAGGCCGAAGCCGAAGCCGTGTACAACGAGTTCCTAGACAAGTCAGACAAAGAGATTGCCGAATGGTATATCTACGACCTTGTCGGAGACCTCAATTCGGCATTAGGAAATCAAGTGAAAGATTACTTCGACTATAAGTCGTTCGCCCGTGACTTGGAGTACGATTACGACTACGTCAACGGCTACGTTTTTTGGACGAACTTTTAATAGAAACCATTTTTAATTACCCCCATGTTCAAAAGAAAATTTGAAGAGGAGGCCGCGCCAGCGGCTGAGGCCGCACCAGCGGCAGAAACAACCGACCCATCGACTGCACTTGTCGAAGCACTTACTGCAATGGGTTTGAGTGCCGAGCAAGCCGAGGCAGTTTTGGCTATGGCCGAAGACCTTGTCGCGGCAGGAACGGGCGAAACGACTGAGGAAGCACCAGCGGCAGAAACCACTGAGGTTGCCGCGTCGCGTCAACGTCGTGGTCGAGCCCGTATGAGTCGTGGCCGTCGTTCACGCATGAGTCGTGGCCGTAGCACTCGGATGTCGCGTGAGCGTCGCGAGCGTTTCAGTAAAGCACGTCGGTCTAGTGAAGGCCGTCGCCCACGTCGTACTGCCATGAGTGCAGAACAAAAGACTATCGCGCGTCAACGTCGCCAAATTGCCATGATGCGGAACGAACTTCGCGCCAACGGTCAAAAGCCAGCGGCACAAAAGTTGTCGCGCAACCCACTCAAGGGTCGAAACGTCGCCCAAGCGCAACGCCCCATCGAGGGTCGTTCGGTTAAAGAACGTGTGTTCAACTATGTAAAAGGTCTCATTTAAGATGAGTAAGTATCATTCATTCAACAAGGCACGTCGTCGGAACTTTGCGAACCCGACGTTCTCGCCAACCCCTACCTATGCAGGGGACTTGGTCTTGCCTTTCTTGACCCCTGCGGTTAAGAGTGGCGACACCCTCGCGAACAACTACGTTCGCACTATCGACGGAATCACAAACAAGGCAGTCATTCAGACGACCGAGTTGACCGACCCACTTCAGGCGGGCGGTTCGTCTCACTGTAGTTTTGAAACTGGTGATAACATTTCCGTCGGTGAGACGGTGTTGGAGTTGTCCGACATCAAGGTCAACGAGGAAATGTGCCGTGCGTTGTACCTCCCATCTTGGGTTTCACAACGCGGTTCACGCTTGCGTTCCGATGCAGGTTCTAACGAGTTCCGTAATTTCTTGTTGGCTACCGTGGCCTCCAAGGTTGCTGAGGGCGTAGAGAACGCGATTTGGAAAGGCAACACCACTACCTCTACGGTTGGTTTGCTTGGTGACGATGGAGGTACGCTCGATGCCGCTGCCTACAGTGCCTCACGTTTGGGTCTCGGAGGTGCAGTCGAGTCAACGATTGCCAACCCTATGACCGCTGCAAACGTTATCGCCTCTATCGGAGGTGTGTACGCGGATGCGGTTGACAACGTCCCAGGTTTGGTGACTAAGCCCGACACGAAGATTTTTGTCAGCAACAAGACGGCCGCATTGTACCGTCAAGCGTTGGCTACTTCAGGTGCGTTCGATAGTTCCAACAACTTGGGCGGTCAAGGTTACAACAACCAAGTGACCAACCAAGCGTTCGCGACGCTCAATTTCTTGGGCATCGAAATCGCAGAATGTTCAGGGATGCAGGACGACTGCATCGTAATTGCACAATCCGAAAACTTGATTGTAGGGTCTAACCTTATGACCGACTTGACGGATGTCAACTACATTCCTGTGTATCAGTATGACGGTTCTGACAACGTTCGCATCACAATGCAGTTCGGTTTGGGTACTCAAGTGGGTATCGGAGGCGACGCGGTTGTGGGTGCGTTGGCGGCCGTGTTTGCTTAATCCTTAAACCCCAAGTAAATGCCTTGTGTAATTTCAGCAGGACGCGAGACCTCGTGTAAGGATGCCGTCGGAGGTATCAAAGGGGTCTATATTCACAACTACACGGAGTGGTATAACAACGCCAACTCAGCAGTGAGTAACGGAGTTGTAACGGCTATCATTGATAAGGACTCAAGCGATGTCGATGCCCCGTTCAACGTGTTCTATTTTCAGACCCGTCGCGAGATGTGTTCGTTGGAAGTAGCAGTGCAGTCTTCACCCGAAAACGGCACTACCTTCTTTGAGCAGACGTTCACGATGGACTTGAACAAGTTGTCTCAGGACGACGCGAATGCCCTTCGTTTGTTGGCGTATGGCCGACCCCAAATCATTGTAGAGGACAACCAAGGAAACCTTATCATGCTCGGTGCTAAGAACGGCATGGACGTGACCGCTGGTTCAATTTCTACAGGCCAAGCGTTTGGAGACCGTAACGGTGTGAGTTTGACTTTCACTGGAAAGGAGGACGAAGCGTTTTATACTATGGTTGGCGCGGCAGGAACAGGTACGTCTAACGCACCGTTCACAACGTTTGCCGACACCGAAATCACTGTGGACGGAAGTGACCCTGCCTAAGTGAGTTTTGAAAAACAGGTGAGAAAGGGGGGCGTTGCCCCCTTTTTTCTACCTTATATTATTAGGTAGATGATTCAATTAAATCGCAACACCCTGACTCAGAGTCTATGGTTTACCTCGTTGGATGAAGTGCAAATGGTTGTGTGCAATTTCAACTTCATCAACCTCATGACTAACGATGTCTATACAATCACTGATGCCCCTGTGATTGACGGTGACTGGTTTCGGTTAGATATAAACCAAAACATCAAGAGTTGGCCGATTGGAATGTATATCTTGCAGGTGGAACAAATCGTTACTCGCAAACTTTTTGCACGTCGGTTGGTGTACTTGTCGTATGACTCAGGCGAACCAGTCAAGACCGATGTGATTGAACACGAAACCACTGATACGAATGTCGTCTATCAAGGATAAAATGTTTTTCAGCGCGATGCCTTACGCGCCTTCGGCCTCGCCTGTATTTGAGGAATCTTCAACTCGTGAGTGGGTCACGCAGGGTGACGACAACTTGTGGCCTATCTACCTAGAGGAATTGATGCTAGGTAGCGGAATGCACAACGCAATCATTAAGGGTGTCGCGGACATGATTTACGGCCACGGCCTAGACTCAGTTCAGAAAGACAGTCACGTTGACCAGTGGTTGCGCCTCAAGTTGCTATTCAAAGATGAGACCTGTTTGAAACAGGCGGCACTGGATTTGAAGTTGTACGGGCAATGCTACCTCAATCCTATTTGGTCGCAAGACCGAACGAACATTGTCGAGTGCCACCATATACCTGCGAGTCATATTCGTGCGGGTGTCGCCAACGACGACGACGAAGTGGAGGTTTACTACTACTCGGCCGATTGGAGTGACATTAGCAAGAACCCACCACAACCGATTCCTGCCTTCAACCCACAAGACAGGACTGCCGCATCGAGCGTTGTACAAATCAAACTGTACAACCCCACGTCGTTTTACTACGGGTTGCCCGACTACATTGGGGGTATCACTTGGGCGTATGCCGACAAGCAAATAGCTGAGTTTCACGCATCTAGCTTGCAACAGGGACTCTTTCCAAGTCTATTGATAAACTTCAATTCGGGAGTGCCGACGGAAGACGAACGCCAAAAAATTGAGCGACTCATCTACGACAAGTTTGGGAGTGCATCGAACGCTGGTAAGTTCCTCATCACCTTTAGCGATAGCGCGGAGGAAGCCCCGACGTTTGAGGCGTTCCAACCTCAAGACCCACAAAAGACATTCGCGTTCTACTCGGAACAAATTGTCACGCAGGTGCTATGCGCCCACCGTGTCACCTCGCCACTCCTTTTGGTCTTCGCACTACGGGGGGTGGGTTCGGCAACAACGCGGACGAAATGAAGGAAGCGTATGAATTGTTCCACAACTCGGTCATCCGACCGATGCAGGAAACATTCATCAAGGGTTTGCGCCCTATGCTTTCCGCAATGAATATCACACTCGACTTGAACTTTAAGAAGTTGCAACCTGCCTCCTACCTGTACGTCGAAGACATGGCCGTAGGCGAGGAGGAAATGCAAAACAAGGATGCGTCCTACAACGGTGCGCAAATCGCAAGCGCGGTGGAGGTATTGGTCAAGGTTCAGGAAGGCATCCTTACCGAGGAACAAGCCAAGGTATTCTTGGTTCAGATGCTTCAGTTTACCCCTGCCGTTGCCGACGCATTGTTTACCGAGGGCGTAAGTGCTATCGGAATCGTTGCCGACGAAACCGCACAACAGGAGGAAGACTTGGAGGAAACGCAAGCCGAAACGCAGATGAGTCGTCAAGGTCGCATTACCGAGGAACAAGGGAGGGAGTGGTTGAATCGGTTGAAAGACAAGGACGCGCCCGTTCCTATGGCACACTACAACCTACTCAAAACGGAAATCGTAGAGAACCCCGAAGACGACCACCGTTTGTTTGCTAGGCAGGAATTTAGCCGTCGGGAGTTTGGCCTTGAGGACTACTCGAACCCTGAAGACCCAAGCGAGTTTGGAGACATCGTAAGTCCCAAGGGCTATCTATATGCCGTCCGATACTCGTACTACAAGGCAAGCAAGAAAACACCGAAGTACCCAAGCCGTGACTTCTGCGTAGAAATGATGGACTTGTCCGACGCAGGTGTCATGTACCGCTACGAGGACATTCAGGACATGAGTGACGCTGGTGAGAACTCGCAGTTTGCTAGGGCAGGGGAGTCCAGTTACTCCATCTTCGACCACGCTGGGGGGGTTAACTGTTATCATGGGTGGACTCGAAACATCTTCATCTACGAGAAAGGGGAGTTCACCTTTGAAGATTACGACGAAGCGTTGGCCGAGTGGGACAACCTCATTGCAGGTAAGTTCGACGACGTTATGACCAAGGTCGGTGACAACCCCTACATCGTTCAGAAAGGGGACGAAGCAATCGCACCTATTGACAAACAGTAATCATGGCAACTCTATTTGTAAGCACTTCAAGAATCAAGCGCGACACCCCTTTGGGAAGTAGCGTTGACGACAACTTGATTCACCCTCAAATTACCATTGCTCAAGACAGGTGGATTCTACCCACCTTGGGTACGCAGTTGTATGAGAAACTGAAGACGCTGATTGAAGACAGTGAAATTGGACTAGCGGAAAACGCAGACTACAAGACCCTACTTGACGAGTACGTCGCCCCTTGTCTTACTCAGTTTGCTTTTATCGAGGTCGCCTACGCTTTGCGTGTTCGATTCTCCAACAACACAATGGTCACCCCCGACTCGGAACAAGGGGGGTCGGCCTCCATGAGCGATATTAAACTAGTCCTAAACAGGTCGGAGGACATCGCAATGTTCTACCGTCAACAACTGATTGACTATCTTTCATTCAACACCGAGTTGTACCCCGAATACAACAAGGCCACCGACGACGACATCCGCGCAACCTCACGCAATTATTTTCAGAACTTGAATGTCTATGAGCGACGAGTCCCTGACAATCAGACCCGTGCCTTCCTTGCCGCTATCAACTACCGTCAATAAGGTACAGGCAAGTCAACAGGCAAACATCAAACGACTGAATAAGTATATCCGCAAATGGCAGTCAAAAAAGTAACCGACCTCGATGCACTGACAACCGTCGCCACCGACGACCTTGTCATGATTGTGGACGTGTCCGACACCACGGACTCACCTGAAGGGACGAGTAAGAAAATCGAGGTGACCAACCTTGTGCCAACGCCCGACCCGTACTTGTGTGTGTTGCACGGTTCGTTCTTTGACACGGCTATCCGTGACGTGTACCTGCCTTGGACTGGTGAAAGTGAAATGGCTACAGTGCAACGGTGGAACAAGTTGCCTATGGGGTACAATGGCTATTTGAAAAAGGTCGTTATCCGTAGGGAGTACACCACACCAACGACGGGTGACCTTGCGTTGACATTGTATAGATACCCTCGAAACTCCAACACGGCAACCAGTATCGAACGCATTGTAGAAACCCCCACCTATGGGGGTATCGTTCAAGTCGTCTTTGACTTTACCAGTGCGGCCGTACTTGAACCAACGTACAGTTACGCCCTGTACCTTGAGAACAACCTTGACTACGCAATGGGCAACACGTCCTTTGCCGCTTATTTAGAACTGCAATGACCTTCCGTTCAGCTATCCTAACGACCCTCACGGCCGACGTTGAAAACGACATCAACGATTCACAACACCTTGTGCCTGTACTTCAGGAAGTCGATGCGGTCTTGGCATCCTTAGAGGCGCGAATCACTGCACTGGAATCGACGTGAAAGATTTACTCAAGGAACACTACGCCTCCATCAAAGCGCGTGAACAACGTGCCGACGTGGAAACCCTGTACGCAATCATTGACAGGTTGCTACTTCGCATCGAGGAACTAGAGGTTTTGCTTGAAAAGAAATGAGTGCGGAACTAATTAGCGTTGCGCTATCCGCGCTAGTGGGCATCCTTGGGACGTGGGTTAAGTTGAACACCGACCTCACCAAAATCAACTCGCGCCTTGACCAACTGGAAAAAAACGAAACCAAAGTGTCTGAGGCGTTGCGGGAGTTGATGGACGGAATCAACGAAATCAAGTTGCTACTTGCCAAGAACCGTTTGGAGTGAGAGACATTAAGCGCATAATCCTGCATTGTTCGGCCACGGTGGAGGGGGCGCATTACGACGTGGAAACAATTAGACGTTGGCACACCTCAGAACCTCGCAACTGGAAAGACATTGGGTATCACTTTGTCATCTACCTTGACGGGACTATTCACAAAGGGAGACCGATTGGGGAGGCAGGTGCGCACACGAAAGGCCACAACCATGATTCGATTGGGGTGTGCTATATTGGAGGCGTGGACAAGTACAACGAACCGAAGGACACGATGACCCCTGCACAAGACATCGCAGTGATTCAGTTAGTTCGGGCGTTGCGTTTGGTCTTCGGTGACCTTGCCTTACATGGTCACAACGAATTTGCAAATAAGGCGTGTCCCTCCTTTGAGGTCGCGTCAAAGTATAAATTTCTCAAATAACACCTATGGAATTTTTTTTAGAAAACTGGTCAACTATCGCCTTGGCCGTCCTCACCGCGCTGGGGACTATCACGGCCATCACTGAAACGACCAAAGACGACGACCTCGTGAACGTCTTGACTCGTATCGTTCAGGCAATCGTCTTCGGCAAAAGTCGGGGCATTTCCTTTCGTAAGAAGGACAAGTAAGTTATCTTCGTACTCACCGCACTGGTTCATGTAGTGTGTTGATTTACTCTTTCTACCCAACGAGGGGTGCGCTATGCACCCCTTTTTGTTGATAAGTGTTTTGTCAGGGTGTTGCATAGATTGACAAAGATGCCGTATGTTTGCATCAGTTCAATCAAAAAACAATACACTATGAACAACGAGAAAGAGTACGAATTGATTAAGGCCGACATGAACGGTCGGGTCGTGGAGACCTTGCCGAACGGTGAATTGGAGACTTTGCAAAAGGCCGTGGGTGGGTACATCGAACCTATCCGATTGTCTGATAAGATGACCATGTGGGTAAACGAGGAAGGAATGCTTCAGGATTTACCAGTGAACATTGCGGCCTCACTTATGGTAGGCCACGCAATTTTGGGTGACGTAGTAATTGAAACAACCAAGTAAGATGAACGAGGAAAGAATCTACACCGAAAGCGAAGTGCGGGCAATCGTACTTGTCGAACGTGCCGACGCACGTTACGAGGCCATGCGTGAAATGGTCAACCTTGCTAGGACGGGAGAAATCAAAGCGCGTGACCAATACTTCAAAGCGCAAACTAAGAACCGATGAGTGACTACAAAGAGTATCTAGACCGTAGGTCGCAAGAACCTGCCTACGTCCCATCGTTTGACCTGCCATCTATTGTCATGCCTGACAACGGCAACTCGATGGACGCGGAACGTATGAAGGAATTGGGCTACAAGTTCCGAAGGGAAAGCCAACACCCCGACCGTGACTACCCGACTGCGTGGTGGTGGAGGGACGAACGGCTTTACGAAAGAGTCGAACCTGCCATCCTTGGAAAGGGGTTCGTAGTTACAAGTGACATTCAAACACTCTGAAAAAATGGAGACAACAAAAATTCAACACCTGAAGCCACAAGGTACATTTGAACACGGTGGCAAGACTTACTACAAGTTTGACTGCATCCTTGAGAACGGACTAGTTGGGGAGGTCAACGCCTTGTCGCCCGACAAATGGAAAGAGGGTGACGAGTGTGTGGTGAAAGACCAAAAACATAGTAAGTGGGGTACTCGCCTATCCTTGGGCAACGCAGGGTACGAGGCCAAGAAATCCACGGGAGGCAAGTACGACAACGATAGGCAGGAAAGTATTGTCACTCAATGGGCTATCCGTGAGGCGCAACAGTACGTCTTCAACGGAACGAAAGCCCCCGACCAAGTTACCCTCTACGACATTTGGGGAGTAGCAAAGCACTTCAAAGCTATGCACGACGACTTCGATACTTGGGGCGGGGTGTACAAGAAACAAATGTCGCAACGGGCGCAAGAACTAACACCCGACAAGTGTCCACCAGTACCTGAGAAATGGGAGGAAACAATGGAATCGGACTTGCACAAGTCCACAAATGACTTGCCTTTCTGATATGGTTTTGATAAACGGTGAATACCTAGCCGAGGGAGTAAGCGAGGACGAAATCAAGTGGGCTATGCACTTGGCAGTCCTCGCCCTCCAAGGGGCGGCCAACGTCCAAGATTGGGAAAGCTATTGTAGCAAGGTGGCAAACGGAACGATGCACTTGCTTGGAACTCTAAACATGATAAAAGATGAACTAGACATCTAACCTTACCACACTGATTTACCATCACTTCAAGACACGCGACAACCTTGCACAACGATTGGGTGTAAGTCGGGCAAGTGTCCAACGGTGGATTCATGAAGACCCCAAACGGTTTTTGTACTACACCGAGGAATTTGAACGTTGCGGTGTGAACCCCCAAGAACTTGTACAAAGTGTCAAAGAACAAACTGCACTCATCAAAGCCACTGTTTGAAGTGTCTGAAATGACAACCGACGAAATCAGGCAGTGGCGAAGGGAGTTGTTATACTTGCATTGTTGGTCGGACGAAAGGACTGTACATGAGGACTCCAAATCGTTCTATAACTATTGGTTGCTTCAGTTCGGTCACGAGTTGAACAAGCGATTGAAAACAACTAGATTCCTTCCAAGATGAATGACAGGGTAGAAAGACAGTTCAAAGGTTTATGGATTCCGAACGAGGTATTGGAAATGGATTTAAGCCCGACGGCCAAACTCCTTTGGGCGGACATCCATCCTTTCACTGGTCGCGATGCGTCGTTCTTTAAGAGTAACGAACGTGTGGCGAAAGAGTACCGATGTAGTGAACGAACAATCAGTCGAGCGATTACAACACTGAAAGTCGCAGGGTTGATTGAAGTAACAACCGACGGAAGGTTGCGAAAATGTCGTAGCAGGGTGGACAATTTGTCTATGCAGACTAGACAAAATGTCGAGGCAGACTCGACAAAATGTCTAGATAGTAAACAAGATAAAGAACAATCTAGAAAACAGGTTAGTGGGGCAAAGCCAAATTCAAGGGACGAAGTGTATATCTACTTCAACGAGTTGGGTTTGGATATGGCCGAAGGGGATAAGTTTGTGGACTACTACGAATCAAACGGATGGAAACAAGGGCGGGGCAAATCAATCAAAGATTGGAAGGCGGCCGCTAGAAACTGGAAACGCAATGCAGAACAATGGAACAAAAAGTCTCGCGGGTTTCACGCGGGCAACTTCACTACTCACGGAGCAATCGACTTCGTTGATAACGGGTGACATTATTGGAGTCACACCAACGGACGCATGGACGAAAGGCACGAACATCCGCACGGCCATGAAGGTGGACGAGATGCACAAGAAAGCCATTCGCCTATGGATAGTCACCGAGGTCGGACGGTTGTGCAAAATGGTCGATGCGAACAAGACGCTATCCAGTGACGAGGAACTGAAGATGTGTTGCAGGGCTATCGTTGATGACTTTCCTGCACTCAAACTTGAGGAAGTGCGGACGTGTTTCGACATGATTATTCAAGGCAAGTTTGGCAAACTGTACGAACGCTTGAAGACGGCCGAAATCTTGGAGTGCCTTCGCAGGTA